TCAGCCGGCGACGGAATCGCCGACCTGCGCGCGCGCCAGGGCGGCGTTCAATTCAGCCGTCAGGTACGGCTTACTCAGGATCACGCCCGAACGGAAGGCATCGGGCAGATGGTCAGTGGCCATGCCGGTGGCCAGGACGAAGGGGATCTGACGCGCAGCCAACGCTGCGGCCACGGACTCACTCGTTTCGTTGTTGGCCAGCCGATAGTCCAGCAGGGCAACCTGCGGCTGGGTCTCTCCCAGCAGCCGCAACGCCTCGCCCACCGAGGCCGCCAGCCCGACCACGATGGCGCCGGACTGGATCAGCTGCATCTGCAGCAGGGATGCGCTCATTTCGTCGTTCTCGACCACCAGTACCCGAAGATCCTGCAGCGCGCTCATAACGACTCCCTGTATGGTTCAGCGCGATGAGTATAGCGTTCTGTGTAGGTGAAACCCTGACAGGAGCTTAAGCATTCAGGCCTGCACAGATGTGTGGATTTTGTATACACTACGCGGCCAGCCAGCCGAAGTGGCGGAATCGGTAGACGCAGCGGACTCAAAATCCGCCGCCCTTAAAAGCGTGTGGGTTCGAGTCCCACCTTCGGCACCAACTGGCCTTGTGGCACAAGGGTTTCAAAGGATTTGGCGTAATGGGGGCGTGAATCGGCCGCCTCCCCGTAGAAAGGTAGCCCCCGAAGGGGCTACGGCCAAGCCCCGAGGGGCATGACGAGGCGACTTGCTAGTTAAAACGGCTCACTTGCTACTTATCGCCCTTCTCCCACCACTTCGACCGCCTACCCCTGCGCCTCGCCGACTCCTTCAACGAGGCGGCCAGCTTTTCCTCCGGGGTGCGGGTGTCGCGGATCAGCAGGTGGTCAAGGCCGGGAGCCAGCTTCGTTGGGTCCGGGCGGTCAGGCGGATCGGGCTTGTCTGGGGCGTCCATGCCCAGACTGTAGCGCCCGGCCGTCTCAGAGATTGAGAGCGCCGCCCTCGCCTGCCCTGCCGTTGAGCAAGCTCGGCTGCTGCGGCCACGCCACGTCAGGGAACCCCGGCAGCGCCGGCAGGTCGCGCAGGGCCTGCCGGTACACACCCCACGCCAGCTTCTCTGGGGCCGTCAGCGGCGCATCGGCCATCTGGGTCCAGTCGGTGCTGCGCAGGCGTTGGCTGCGCTCAGCCTTCATCTGCTCGCCCCTGATCTTGGCCAGGAGCGCGGCGGGCAGCGCATCGACGCGGGTTTCCCCAGGCGAGAGCGCCATGTCTGCGGTGACGGCGCGGTAGCCGGCTTCTGTGATCGCGAACATGCTCACCTCTCAATGTAAAAGCCATTGGCGTCAACAGTTCCCGTCCCGGCCCCGGTGAGGCGGTAGACCATTCTCGGGTCAGCTGGATCAAAAGGAACATCGAACGCGCTGACATTGCCGGGGAAAATTGCAACGAATGAGTTGTTTGCCGGAGTTCCCACAAACAGCGAAGTACCCCCTACGGCATTGGTAAGGAACACTCGGATCACTGATGCAGTTACAGGAACCACAGCCGATACGCTGAATGGAGTGGCCACCGTAGCCGACCCACTTACAAGGCGAAGCTCCATGCTCCCCGCTGCCAGGTCGTAGACCAGCAGATCGCCGGAGCACGCGAATTTCATGATTGCTGCTGAAGAATTCGTGCGGAAACTCCCGATGTACCGCCGCGAGGTGTCGCCGGTCTTGGCGCGCGCGGTGCCGTTGTAGGGGGCGGCCGGGGCGGTAGTCACAGCCTCGACGCCAACCGTGCTGCCGCTGACGGTCAGGTAGCTGTGATACCAGGTATTGGCGGCAAGGGTCGGCGTGAGGGTCACCGCCGAGGCCAGTTCGGCGATGCGCTTCGGCCCGGGCACGTAGGCGGCGCCGGGGGTGATCTGTACCTGCGTGCCGGATACCCAGACCATCTTCAGCCCGTCGATGTAGCCCTTCGGCTGGACGATGGAGCCGCGCGCGTCGCCGCCGGCACCGGTGCGGAACATCACCTTGTCGTCGTCGGTGGGCGGGATGTCGGTGTAGGTGGGATCGGCGTACTTGACGTTGGCCATGATGGGGTCCTAGCGATTGAAGTCGTAGCCGACCAGCGTGATCGACACCGAACCAGTGAGCAGGCCGAGGATCGGCCCAATAAGAGGGAGCGTCGCGCTGAGAAGGACCGTGAACTGCCTGTTCGCGTCGAGGGTGACGTCAAGCACGGGGCAAGAGCCGGGGATTGCGGCGTACTGGAAGTTGGTCGCCGAGGGCGCCCCCACCTCAGATCGCGACGTATAGAGCGTGAAGTTGGTCGGGTTGAAGACCTGCACGATGGCGCGGTCAGCGGTGACGGGCAGCACGGCGGACAGGTCGATGGTCTGCGGGGTCGTGGCCACCAATCCGGACAGCAGGGTGATCGGAACCGACCCGGCGGCCGTAGCAGCGTCGAGCATCACCCGGTTGCCCATCTCCGCCGGCCGGGTGTGCTTGCCGGGGCGCAGGACGCTGCTGGCATTGGTGCGGCCGGAGATCAGATAGCGGCGCGTCGGATCGCCAGTCTTGCAGCGGGCCGTCCCCAGGTATGGCGCGTCCGGCGGCGTAGTGCTTGCCTCCAGCCCCATCAGGCCACCGCCCATGTCGTAGGCGTACAGGTGGTAGAACGTGTTGGGCGTCGGGCTGCTCAGCGTCACCGAGGCCGTACCGTCGCTCAGCACCCGCCCAGTACCCGGCACGTAGCACATGCCAGGCGTGACGCGGACCGTCAGGCCGTTGAGGTCGACCGACGCCTGCAGGCCGCGGATGATCGAAATGGACGGGTCGAGGGCCATCAGTTCGCGATGCTCCGGTCAGAGTAGCGGCGCCAGCGCGTGCCGCTCGAAATGGACCCGTCGTACCAGCACGGCTCACGGCCGCCGGCCAAGTCGGTGATCAACACCTCCTGACCATCCAGAACGCCGCTCAGCGCGTTGGCCTGCGCCAGCGTCATGACCTGCGGCGCGGCAGCCACGACGACCGTCGTCATGCTGGGCCAGCCGGGCGGAATGAGCGGGCTGTTCGCGATCAGCGGGTTGCCGGCCTGATCGGTGAGCTGGTTGCCCGCCTGGTCGGTGAGCAGCGGGTACTCGATCAGGAAGAACCGCGAGGATGCGGCGTTAGCCTGTTCCCATGCGCCATTGAGCCCGATGTAAGGCGAGCCATCGGTCGGCGGCGGCGCGAAGCCCGAGCCCGGCGCAGACACGATCGGATTGCGCGGGTCGGCGTTGTTCACCGTGATGCCCGTGCCCGGCTGGATCGACTGCACCGCGCTGTCGGCCTTGCCGAGCGACGTGATGACCGCCGGGGCTAGGCTCAGCGTCGCCACCCCATCCGGCCCAGTCGTCTTCACGATCTGGTTCGTGGTGCCGGCGATCGCGCTGGATACGGAGAACCAGCCCTTGTCGCCAGTCGGCCCGGTGCCGTAGTACATCGTGTTGCCGGGCGCGTCGTCGTCGTTCTGGAGGGTGATAATCACCGCGCCGCCAGGCTGAGGAATGCCCTGTACGCCGATCGATCCCTGCCCGAGCAGCTGGAAGCTCAGTGATTGGCCATCCTCCAGCTCCGCCACACGGGCGGCAAGCTGCGCGTACAGCTCGGCCAGATTCTGCTCAGTCTGCGCCGAGGCCAACTTGAGGAAGAAGTCCAGCCACGCCCGAGTGACGAAGCCGCCGTTCCCAGCGATTGGCTCCGCGATGCGCGGTACGTCAGCCGGGGATGCCATCAGGCAGCGACCTTGCCCACCGCACGCCACATGATCGGAATCGGGCTGGTCAGGTTGTACTGCGACCGGACGTCATCGATCCCCAAGTCCCATGCGATGGTGGCACCGGTGGTGCTGACGGCGGACACGCCGATATCGCCGATGTACCCCGCCGACACCACGCCGGAGCCCTTGTTGATCGTGACCTGCAGGTTCGGGACCGTGAGGTACGGCACGGGGAACGTGATGTTGCCCGTGGCGATCTGCGCCGCGCTGGCCGGGATCGAACCGGTGCCCCACTGGTCCAGGTTGGTCCCGATCTTGGTGAAGTTGTCCCCGAAGCTGTAGTTCGGTGTCGGGATCGTGGGTGGCGCGGTCAGGACGTAGGCGCCCCCATTCGCCGTCAGGTAGTAGCCGTCCGAGCCGGTCGGATCCGGCGGCTGCAGGATCGAGGCCCAGGACAGGATAGAGCCGTCGTTGGTCAGGAACTGGCCGGAAGGCAGCGGCGTGGGGATCGTCAGCCCGCCCGCAGCGCCATCGCTGACATCTCGCGTCCAGATCACCGCCCCCAGCGAGTCACGCAGCACCACCGTGTATGCGCCGCTCAGCCAGATATTCACGTTTGCCCGGCCAGAAGAGTCCAGCGGGACCGGGTTCGTGTTCGGGATCGTCAGCGCCTGATCCGACCACGTCAGCTTCGGCGTCGTCGTGCTCTGCAGGTAGAAGGCCAAGAACCCGCCGGCCACCGGCTGGTTGCTGAGCAGATCGAAATACGTGGGGTTCGGGTCGTAGAAACGTCCGCTCATGGGTGCTCCAGGCAATAAAAAAGCCCGCTCAGGGCGGGCTGTGGATAACGCGGCAGTGGTCCGGCGGTGGTAGGATTCGGCCATCCATCCAAGGACGATCCCGATGAACTGGCTGTACGCCGTTGGCCTGAAGGCTGTCTTCGTTCCGGTGTTCGCCTACCTGTACTGGCTTTTGGCCATCAAGGGCGGCAACAAGCTGGTGAAGCTCCTCGTGCCCAGCAAGAAATGGCGCGAGATCCTCACCAAGGAGCGCTACTTCTAATCGGTCGACGGCTGAGCCGATCGGCCAGTCGCCATCGCAAGCTGTTCCAGTGCTCCGCGCACAGCAGATGCACCCGTCGGCGGCAGCGCATTGAGCACGCGCCGAGCTTCCTCAGGGTTCGCGAGCAGATAGGCCAGCCGTTCCTTCAACTGGTCGTTCTTGCTCTTGTCCAGGATGTCGAGCAGGTCGCCAACGTAGCGGCCACCGGGGATCAGCCCCATTGCTTCACGTCCTGCGCCCTTGGCGATTCGGTCTTGGACGCCAAGGCGCTCGAAGGTCTGGGAGTTGCCGCCGCTGCCTGCCGTGGCCCGGAATGCCTGCCGCTCGAGATCGTCCTGGATCGACTTGATGATCGCGATATCGCCGGGGCGAAGGATGTCAGCAGCCTTGGCCTTCTTGAATCCGGTCGCCTTGGCAGCAACGTCGTCCAGAGAGCGCGACGCCTTGCTGAACTGGGCTGGCGTCAGAACCTGCACGCCAGTCACCGGATCAAGCACCGCGCCGCCTGAGCCTCGCCCGGTCAGTGCCTGGCCGACCTGCATGCGGTTGATGGGGCCTGACATGTCGCGGTACTTCTCCAGGTACTGAGAGAAGCTGGGTGAGGCATCTGCGAGTTTGGAGTCCAGCGCGCCCTTGATCTGCATAAGCTCCTTCGTCGCAGCCTTGGCATAGGACTTGTCGCTGCCGGCCTTTCCGCTCAGGAGGTCATCGATGTACTTGCGGGTGCCGTAGAGGCTGAAGACATCGTTGCCCGCCTCATCCAGTGAGCGCTGAACATCCAGAAGGGCCGACTGGACCGAGGGACGGGTCGCAGTGGACTCCAGCTGGCGATCCAGAACGCTGCGGACTGCGGCAACATCAACGCCGCGGTCCTGCATGGCCTGCTCGCGCAGCGCCTTGGTGTCCTGGTTGCGCGCGCGAGTTGCCGCCGCCAGCGCCGTTTCGTCTTGAGCGAACGTCTCCAGCGCGCGGACGCGCGCAGCATTGTTGGCTCGGTCGATCGCATCGAACTGCCCGCCGGTGCTACGGGACGTGCGCTCCAGGCGTGCGATGCCCGGATCAAGCGTTTCCTCGGCCAGTGTTCGCTGTACGCCATCAACCTGAGACGGAGCCACCCGCTGCAGCGCCGCGGGGTCTGAGGCCTCGCGCATCAGGACCTGTGCAGCGCCTCGATCGGCGGTCGAGAGCCCGCTCCGGCCGAGGCCCGCCAGTGCGTTGTAGGTCGCGCCGCCCAGCTTTGCCACACCTACACCGCCGCCGCCGCCGGCCAAGCCAACGAGTGCATTCACCCCGCGCTCGTCAGTGCTGGCGGCGGGCTGGACTGAACCGATGACAGCACCCTGCAGCGCATTGCCCCGGATGGTAGTGGGGAGCAGTGCTGGGGCCGCTGCCGTCCCACGTGCGGCGAGGCCGGGGCCGAGAAGCTGCGCGATCGTGCCGAGAACGTTGCCGGACATGCCTGCGCCGGTATCCAGTAGCGGGCGGTCAAGCTCGCGCCGATTGGCAGTCTCCTGGCGCATCTGTTGGCGCGCCTGACCCAGCTCAGACAGTCCACCAAGGGCGCTTTCTGTGAATCCTCGGCCCTGCAGAAGCCCAAGGACGCCAGAGTTGATCGCCGCCAAACCGGTGGGCTGGCCCTCAACCGCTGACTGCTTCAGTCCCTGATAGGTGTCGACCAAGGACTTGCCCACGCCGGCACTGAAGCGATCAAGACCGCTCATGTCATCGGTCGGGTTCGCTGTGGCCTGCTGCGCCGCTCGGTCACTCTCGCGAACGCCGCCAACGATATCGATCTCCAGCGGCGCCTGGCCGCCTTCATCAACGATCGGGTCTTGGTCCCACGGGTTGCTGGAATCGGCATACATCTGCTCTTGCTTTTGATGCAGGCGGTCGGCGTAGGCGTTTGCCTCATCTACCGTGCTGAACTTCCCGAGGAATCGCCCGGTTTTCCGGTACTGGTCGATAGCCTCGTCATCCGTCATGACCCTCCCATCGTCGCTGACGGTGGGAAGAAGAACCTCCTGGCCATCGAAGTTCGCAGACATCGAGCGGACAGTCGAAATACTCCCGTCGGAGTTTCGCACTTTGGGCCGGTTCGTCAGGTCGATGTTTCCTGAGCCGAACTGGCCCAGTCCAGATTGCTGGACAACCGGGTCGTTATCCCAAGGATTGGCCATCAGCGCTTCCTCCGCTGGGTGCCGTCAGGCGCGATGAACAGTGCTCCGCTCGGCAGAGCGTTGTAGTCCTCGGCGGACTGAACTCGGCGAGGAGCATCAGCGCTACGGCCGCCGCCTGCATATTTCTGCTGCAGCCCACGGATCACGCGCAGTGCCGCCATACGGGTTTCCACCGGCAGCGTATCGTTCGCGAGATCGCCCGCCATCTCCTTGTAAAGCTGCACGTCCTTGTCGGACTGCGGGCCTTCCATTCGGGGCATCTTCGAGGTGAGCTGGCCGCCGATCGCCTTCAACCCGGCGGTGGCGCGGGCACCCTCCGTCGATCGGCCAAAAGCTGCAGCGCCACGATCGAGAGCTGCGCCCGCGAAACTGCCAGTCGCCATCGGCAGCAGCGCTTCAGCCTGGTCAAGCAGGTCCAGTGCCGTGTTTGCGTCGCGTACGCGCGTGACCTGCGTCTTGTTCTGGTCGGCCTGAGCTGACACTGCGGCCTTTCCGGATTCCTGCCGGAGCGCGGCATCAGTGCGCAAGGCGAGTTCCTGCGGCAAGTACTGCTGCTGGACGCCGAGCTTGGCGGCTTCGGTGGCTGCGGCCTGCTCTTCCGGGGCCCGGCCGACGAAGGCGCTGGGGTTGCTGGCGGCCACTGGCTGCGGAGCCGAGCCGCCGTTGAAGCTCGCTGCCCGGTTGGCGAGGAATGCGTCCACCTGTTCGGCAGGGATACCGGCCGCGATCATCTGGTTGGCCATCGCCGCATCCTGCTCCAGAACCTGCTGCCCTCCACCCGGCGGGAGCATCTGCGAAGCGCCTTGGGTGGGGGTGATCGCTCCGTTCTGCGGGTTGAAGCTGGTCCCATCTGGAAGATCAATTTGGCCGGTGCGGCCATTGAGCACGCCAATACGCTCGCGGCCATCGGCCCCGGTGACCTTGACTTGGCTGTAGCCAGACGAAGACGCGCGGCCGTCCAAGCCGAGCTGGACTCGGCGAGCCTTCTCACGGTCTTCTGCCGACAAGCCCTGCGTCATCATCTGGAAGGATCGGACATCGGTTGGCGTCTGGCCGGCGGTCCCGCTGTACGCCTGATAGATGGACCGTGCGGCCTGATCGATGATCGGGGCCGTCTGGGCGTCGTACTGCTGCGGCAGGTCCTGCAATCCGAACTTGGCAAGCGTCGGAACCATCTGCTGGTACAGGCCGGCGCGCGCCTGCTCAGGCGCGTTCACGAGCAGCTGCGCCATGTTGGCCATCGTCTTGTTGCGCTGGTCGTCACTGTTGCCGAGCTGCTTATCCAGCGCGCCTGCAGATGTGGCATCGATCGCGGCAGCCTGACCAAGAATCCCTTGACGCTGATCAGCCGGAGCCTGATAGGCCAGCGAGGCGAGCTGGTTGATTTTGTTGCGGTCCTGCACGCCGCGCACCTGCTGGCCGATGTTCAAGCCGCCCTGCAGCGAGGCGAGGAAATTCTGTTGGAAATCTGCCATGTCAGCCACCCCAGCTCGAGTTGCGGCCCATGGCCATGAAGTTTGGAAGGTTGTTGCCGAAGCCGCTCATGCTTCCCTGCTGCGTACCACCGGTGCTGCCCATGAAGCCCGACAGGCCACCACCGCCCCCGCCGCCGCCTGCGCCCAGGTATGCGCCCGCGCCGGCCGCCAGGGCATTGCCGTAGCCCGCCTGAGCGCCCGCACCAGCGCTCGCCACCATTCCGTTCGCCTGCCCCTTGATGCCCATTGCGTTTGCGTACTGGTTGCCGTAGTTCTGGCCCAATTGGCCGAGGTACTGCTGGGTGTTGGAACCCAGCTGCGTCAGGCCCATGAGGCGATTGGTGTACTGGCCGAGGTTCTGGCTTGCGAGGCCGGAGGCGAAGGCCATCCGATCGGCGTCAGCGCCACCCGAGTACAGGCCGCCACGAGCAGCTGCGCCGCGGTCGAGGCCTTGGATGCCCTGATCTCGAGCGAACAGGTAGTCTGGGGCGTTCTCGAACCCTGAGTAATCCCCGCGGTTGACTGCCTCAAGCTGGCCGAGCGCTTTGGTGCCAGCCTGCGCGTAGGGCTGCGCGCCCTCCACAGCGTTGTTGTACAGCGCCTGCTGCTGGTCCAGCGTCTGTTGGGCCGCGCTGGCCTGCGCCCGGCCTGCCTTCTTCTGTGCCGCGCCTTGGCGGTTGGCGGCGTACGCGCTGCCGGCGGCAACGACTGCTGCTGCGGTGAGTGCGGCCATGGTCAGATGTCCTTGGTGTAGCTGATTTCGGATCGGGAGTAGCCCAGTCGCTCGTAGAGAGCGGCGGCCTGCGGCGGGCTGTTGGGCATGTGCACCATCTGGATGCGGTCGGCGCCGGCATCGCGGCAGGCGCATTCGACTGCCTGGAGCAACGAGGCGGCAACGCGGGAGCCGCGCGCCTCCGGATCGACCCACCACACGACCTCGCCGGCGGACGTGGCGTGTCGGTTGAACATGAAGGGGATGATGAAGAGCCCGACCATGCCCACCAGGCGGTCGCCGTCCTCGGCCACGAAGAAGATGTGGTTCTCGATCAGGCTGGACGCCAGATCGGCCACCGTCTCCTCGTCCATGTCGCACCACTGGGCGTAATGGGTGGTCGGGTAGAAAGCTGCGGACATGCGGACGATCTCCGGCACGTCGGCCAGAGTTCCTTTGCGGATGGTGGTCATCAGCCCCTCGGGGTAAAGAAGGCGACCGCAACGAGGCGGCCAGAGTCGTGATCGGTGCCGAAGGCCTCGAACGGCCAGCGGCTGTGGAACAGTGCGGATTCGTAGATCAGTAGGCGCCCGAGCTTCATTTCAGCCAGGCCGACCTGGTCCCACTTGCTCGCGTCGTCCCAGTCGTGGCAGACCTGCTCAAACAGGCCCATGTCGCCCGGCTCGATGCGCGCAGCGCCCGTGGCCTTGTGCCGCCAGAAAGCCGTGCCGCCCTCGCCTTCGCTCAGGTACAGCACCGCGGCGTGCGTGCCCCAGCCCATGTCCGAGTGGATGGCTGCGTTCGGCAACTCGTGGTTGAAGTTGAGCCGGTAGGCCATGCCCAGCATTTCGACCGGGCCCATCTGAGCCTCGATCGCATCCCGCAGGCCGGGGATCTCGGTCAGGCAAACGCGCTTGTAGACCTGGCCATCGTGACCGGGCCAATCCACATACGGCGCGCGCAGCCCCGCCGCCCGGAGCGCCTGCGCGTCCAGGGGGGCATCGTCAATGGTTAGCATCAGCCGTCAGTCCTTTCCACGGTCACAACAGCCCCGAGCAAGTCGCGCTTGCGGGGCGAAGACACCTTGATATCGAAGACCCAAGTGCGGGCGACACCCATGCGCTTCAGCTTGATGCGCTTCTGGTACTCACCGATCGCGCCCAGAGAACGCCGCTTCCAGTTGCTCCAGTTGCGGCCGCCGTCCTTGCTGTAGCGGACCTCGACGTAGTGGTCGGTGTCGTCCATCAGGTCATCTGCGCCTTGAGGATGGTGGTGCCGCCGTTGCGCAGCGCGGCGATGTACTGGCCGCTAGGCGACCACGAAATCCCGACTACCGAGCCAACTGCGTACGTTGTCGTCAGCGTCACCGAGTTGCCCGATCGCTTGTAAATTCGAAGAGCATTCCCACCAACTGCGAAATTCGCGGTAGTTGGCGACCATTCGAAGCAATTGGCCGTCGCGTCAGCGGCCGGCAATCCGGTCATTTCGGTGAAGGTGTAGGCAGCGCCATTGCGGCGGTAGAGCTTCACGAACGGCGTGGCGCTGGTAGCCCAGCCCATGTATCCAGCACCAGGAGCAAACCGAGGCTGCAGCGCAGAGGATGCAACCGCGGCAGGAAGCGACTGCGCTACGAATGCCTCGCCGGCCAAGCTCCATAGGCAGAGCCACGGCGTCGTAGAGAGGCCGGTGGCGAAGAGCTGCCCGTCACTAGACCAATCGCTCGCCTCCAGCGTGTACGCATTGGAGTTGGGGAGGTCCGCTGACTTCCCGGTGGCCGTGTAGACGCCGCCAGCTACCGACCAGCCATAAATAGCGCTCTGATAGGTCAGCTTCAGGCGAGTTCCAGCCGCGTTGTATACCAACCCGCGCTCTTGAAGGTTGATGGCCTGGTCGCCAAGTGTCTGGAGCGTGAAAGCGTCGCCTGTACGGCGCAGCACGAACGGGAACACCGTGCTTTCAGGCGCAACGGCCAGAGTCGTACCGTCTGGAGACCATGTGAGCCCCTGTGCGCGTCCGGCCATGCCCGTAGCAGGCAAGGTAAGCGAGGTGAAAGTGTCCCCTACTCGCTTGTAGACCCACAGGTAGGGCGATGCGCTGGTCGAGATCGCCAAATACTGGTCGTCCGGCGACCACGAAATCGTACCGACAGGCCCTGCCGGCGGGAGGTTCGTCACGAGGCTGACCGTCACATTCCCGACCACCACCTGCGACTGGTCCGCCAGCGAGGCGACAAGGCCTTCGCCGTCGGTCGCGCGGATCGTCCAGGCATATGAGCCGGACGTGGTGTAGGTTCCGGTGACTTGGCCTGTCTGCTGATTGAGCGTGCGGCCCGCAGGAAGCGAGCCGGAGATGATCTCGTACTGGTACGGCTCAAGGCCGCCAGAGGCCACGTAGGCGATCGCTCCAGGATCATCGCCGACCACGCCGTTGGGCTGGTCACCAGTCAGAGTCAAAACAGGCAGCGGCGTCGCTTCCGATCCCGTGTCGAATATCAGCTCTGCATTGGGGATGACCACATTGCTCTGCGCGTCCTGCACATATCCGCTGATTCGGCGTCCGATGATCGGACGACTGCCCTCAAGGTTGTGATCCCACTTAATCTCCCAGGTGCGGCCATTCTGGTAGTCGCCGCCGTACCACTTATCACCCCACTTCACCGTGTGGCTCAGGCGCCAGCGGTTGAGGCCGAAAGACTCCCGGCGCGTCCACAGGCCCGACACCACGTCATAGCCGAAGGTCATACCGTCCGGGAAGGTCAGGTAGTAGACCTTGAATCCGCGGTCCTCCCAGGTGAAGGCGAAGGCCTCGGCCCAGTTCTTGCCGGCGAAGGCACGGTGCATCGGGCCGGTAGACACCGGACGCGCCGAGTAGCCTTCCAACCGGTAGACCACACCGTCATCCCCCAGCCAGAACAGGGTGTTGTCCAGCTTGGCGATGCTGTGGCGCGACGCGCAGCCACGAGTGATCGACTGCCGGCGGTTCTGGAACGTGCCAGTTGCACCGCCTGCGTTGTAGAAGAACTCGATCGTGCGCTGGTTGAACACCACCACTTCGAACTGGCTCACCGCCAGGCCGACGATCTTGTCCGGCGATGCCTCGGACTCGTAGCGATCCAACGTGTTGTAGTCGGTGGCGTCAGCCAGATTGCTATGGAACCAGTAGCGGCCCTGCGGCTCCACGCCGAGCAGGTAGGAATCGAGATAGTCCGATGAGATCGAACCCGGATAGCCCTCGTCCGTGATGCGCGCCAGCGTCTGCGTGTTCGAGTCGTAGACGTACCCGCCGCCGCCCTGCCCGTTCTCGATCAGCATCTGGTAGCCGGTCTTGAACTGGTTGTGCGTCATCGTGACGCGGCCGACGCCGGGAATCGTGCCGATCTGGGTGGCAGCACCCTGATTGTTGATCCGATACAGATACCGGCCCGATACGATGAAGCGGCCACCCTCCAGGTCGTGCATGCCGCGAATCGGCCCGGTGCCGATCTGCTGGTACGGCATCAGGCCCGGCGGCGTCGCCAGCTTGCTCGGCGTCAGCGTGCCCTCGACCTCCGCCATCACCGGAAGCCAGTTCACAGTGTCCTGGCACGACCACGGCAGCGTGTCGTCAGCGTAGAAGCCGCCGATCAGGGAGACGGGGGTGGCGCGCATCAGCGGTCGTACCCATCGCTACGGATGTTGTAACGGCAACGGAAACCGGGCAGACCGGGTTCCATGCTCATTGGGCTGGACGAGAAAACGTCAGCCAGCACGTCGGACTTCAGCCGCCGCGCTTCATTGAATACGTCCGGATCGACCGCCACGCCGTAGAAAGGGCGTAGGCGGACAGCCAGGTTGTACATGATCGCCTCGTCAGTCTCGACCGGCGTAGGCATGTCATCGTCAGGATTGGACACTGGCGACCAGCCTACTGAGTAACCGTTAGCCTCCCAGCGCGCCATCATGCGGTTCAGGGAAGCGATCGCACCTTCCGCATCCTCAGCCTCTGGTGCTTCATTGGGATCGATCACGCGGAGCAGCCCAAGGGCGCCGACGATGATTTCTGCGACCTTTGTCATGCCCTTCCCTCAAAAAGAAGGGGCGACCCGAAGGCCGCCCCTGATAACTGACGAACTGTTGCTCTTACTTCTTCGGCTTCTCGGCCTTGGCCTGCTCGGCCTTGGCTTCCTTGGCTTCCAGCTTCTCCTGGCGAGCGCGGTTGGCCTTCAGGACTTCGGCCGCCGCATCAGCAGCAGAGACCTCATCCTCGGGGACCTCCGGATTCCACTCTTCACCGTTGGAGCGCGGGAACTTCGGATACTCCCAGCCGGAGGCCAATGCATCCTCGACCTCGTCGCCCGGGAACAGCTTCACCTCGCCGTCCTTGTGCAGGTACTTGGCGTGCTTGTAATCGGCCATGTCAGCCTCCTCAGGCGGTGGTCTTGATCAGGCCAATAGCGGCCAGAGCAGTAGCGAGCTGGGCGGCGGTGACCGTAGCCAGGCTCAGTGCGGCAGGCTGGGCAGTCGGCGTTGCGCCGAAGAAGCCCACCTTGGAATCGGCATTGCGGCCGACCAAGGTGCCATCCGGGGTTTCGGTAGCCGCCGCAGCGACGGTATCGGACGGAAGTGCCATGAATCGTTCTCCTTAGAAGTTGGTGGGATCGTTCGGGATGACCACGCCGAACTCGGGGCGCAGGACCGCCGAACCCCACAGGATGTCCACGCGGTTCAGGAACTGATCGTTGACGGTGTCGTAGTCGCGGATCATGCGCAGGGACAGCCCATCGAACTGCATCCGGCTGGCTTCCTTGTTCTCCGGCAGCGGCAGATCGACCGTGGCGAAGGTGAGGAAGTCGCGCGCGAAGCCCAGGTTGACGCCGGTCTGGCCGGTGGCACCCAGGACCACGATCACCGCGTTGTCGGCCGGCGAAGTGGTGACGTTCTGCTCCGGACCGCTGGTGACAATGGCCGGGGCGACCTGGATATTGCCGTTGCCGCCTGCGTAGTTGGCAGTGACAACGAAGGTCTGCAGGACGCCCGTGGAGACCTTGGTGGCCGGGTTGACGGCGAACACACCCGCGAAGGTGACGTGCTGGCCTGCCACCAGGGTGCCAGTGCCGCCATCCACAGCGATGGAGCTGCCGGTCTGGTTGGCACCATTGATCAGGTACGCACCCGGAATCGCGGAGGTGCCATAGGCCTGGGCGGGCATGTTGGTGGTTTCGAACCAGTCGAAGCCAGCCGCGCGGGCCATCAGGCCATCTTCGTACTGCTCGGCCAGGCGATCCTGGGCGTTGAAGAAGCCCTTCAGCTGATCGACCACCTGCACCGTGCCGCTGGTGTTGGTGACCATGAAGCGGCGCGTCGGGGCCAGGTTGTCGGTCAGGACCTTGTTGGCGCGCAGGGCTTCAACGAAGTCCAGCTTGCCGTCGGCGTTGGGCACGAAGTTGGCCGCGTACGGCAGGGCACGCTGCAGGACCATCTGCTCGATGCGCGAGGCCAGATCGGCGATGGGCTGGTCGAGGTAGCGGGCGCTGAAGTCATCGATCTTCAGGGCCATGTCCGACGAGTTCCACACCAGATCGACGCCGGTCTGGTCCGAGATGGTCAGCGGCACGGTCTTATCGACCATGTTCGACGCATCCATGATGCGACCGGTGCGGATTTTGGCGTGGGTGGGAACGCGGATGTTGACGGTGTCACCGATCTTGGCACCGGTGACGGCGAACTCGCTCTTGTACTCCATGTTGATCTTGCGCAGGAAGGTGAGCTTCTGGCGCAGGACCGACAGGATTTCGCGAGTGATCTTCTGGGTATTGAGGAACTGATTTGCCACGGGAGGGTCTCCTTATCGAAGCCCCTGGGACCGACGTTCTTTGCGTCGCGCTGCGTCGTACTCTTCCATCGACATGTCGTCGTAGGATTTGACGGCCGCGGGCGACCCAGACACGGTTGTCACCGGGGGCGGGGCTTTGGTCACGGTTTTGGGGGTGATCTGACGCGGCGGTTCCGCCGTCAGCGTGGCCTCGATACGCCCGATGGCCCGACCGATACCGGCCGGGGACATCCCTGCGATCTTCTCGGCTTCCTGCGGGTTCTTGCCCAGGTAATAGGCAACTGCAGCCGGGTTGTCCGACTCGCTTATCACCTCGACCATCTGGTCGGTCATGGGCAGGCTGGGATTGGTGACGACCTCGTGGAAGTCCGGCGTTGCCTCAGCAAAGGCGGCGGCGCTTTCCTGGAACTTGCGCTGACGCTCACGCTGAGCCTCGACCTTCTTGCTCTCTTCCTGAGCCTTCGTTTCCTGGCCTTTCTGCCAGGCGTACCAAGCCCGGTTGTACTCAGGGATGTCGTAGCCGAAATCTTCCAACTTCGGCTCATCACTGGGTGCAGCCTGCTTCTGGGCTTCCTTAGGCGACTCAGGCAGATTCCGCTGCGCCTGTTCCCGCCAGTAGTCCCGCTCACGCTGCGCGTCGTACTTCTCACGCGTCAGTTCATCGATGCGCTTTCCCACGCCCTTGTTCTTGGGCTTTTGGGCGGCCGCATCTTCCGCTTCCGAAGCTGCCGAACCTTCGGTTTCGTTCTGCTCCTCGCCTTCCACTTCCTCGGCAATGCTGGTGGTGGTTTCCTTCTCCACCGGCTTGTCCGATTCAGCCTTGACGTTTCGCGCGGCAATGCCCGCATCCAGGTGGCTGTTATCCACCGGCTGCGGCTTGGTCACTTCATCGTTCATGTGCGCCCCTGGGCGGTATTGGCCCGGTGAACCTCACCGGTAAGGTGGATCACTGAAAAGAAAAGGGCCCCAGCGGGGCCCCTTGTCTGCCGATGTTCTCGGTCAGGAATGTCTCGGTCAGCTGCTGCATTCGCAGCTGCTGCTCCTTGGTCAGGTTGTCCAGTTGTATCGAGTCGGCCTGGGCCGCATCCTTCTGAGCGGATGCCATGTAACTGACCGATTGGGCCTTTGCCTTTTCAGCATCCGCAGCGTTCTTCTCGGCCTGCGCGATCTGCGCCGGGTCCGGCTGCTGCTGCGGAGGCTGTTCGCCCTCTTCCGGCTCCAACAGGCCGCCCTGTACAAGAATCTTGCGAGCTGCCTTGCGGACCTCTTCCAGGCCGGGCGCGTCCAGAGATTTGATGAAGCCGTACTTGGCCACCATGCCGATGGGAGATGGGTCGTTGGCCAGCTGCATCATTGCCTCGGCCGCCTCCATCCGCTGCGTGGTGTAGCTCGGCCCCACTGTGACAGCGATATCGAAGCGGCCGCGGGAGAGATCGTTCAGCGTGACCTCTTGGCCCGTCTGCTGATCGAGGATGACTTGGTTGACCCGGATGACCTTCTCGGCCCCGTCCTCGCCAATGATGCGAATCTGACGCTCGGTGTCGTAAATCTTCGAGATCAGGTCGTTGGTGACCTCAAAGTCGTACTTCATCGCGTACGACAGGTTGTCGATGTAGTCGAAGTTGGCTACGTCGCCCTCTCGCTGGCGAGCCAAGATGGCCCGGCCGCTGGTTTCATTGGACCGCTGGCCAAGGCTGGCGTCATAGATGCCGGTTGCGGCCTTGATGTCGTCGCTGGAGATCGCAGCTGCCTGAGCAAGCGCCGCGGGGAACTGCGCCGTTGGCTCGCGGGACGGCTTCCCGGAGTTCGGCAGCGAAGGATCAGCCTTGTACAGCAGGACAGGCGGTCGATTGGTCTTCAGGCCATTCCACTGCGTCTCGTATCCGGCGATAGATTCTGCCGGTGCCATGAACGGGCTGTAGGGCTGGTCGGCCAGCACCTCGATGAAGGTTGACCGCTCGTAGTTGTACATCCGCTGCGCGTCCTTGCCGAAGCGGACCGCGCCGAAGAACATCTCCTTACCCTTCAAGTCCAGGATCTCGCCCCAGACCGGGATCAGCGGGATGAAACGACCCGCCCACTCGTTCGGCCCATCGAGGATTTCAGCCCCCGACACGACGCACTGCCATACCTTTTCGCGCTCTGCCCTGCGTCGGCGCTGGATAGTGACACCGGCAGCGGCCATCTCGTCAATAACGTCTGCGATCTCGGCCTCGTCATAAGAAGCGCCATCCGACATAAGGACGAGGGTGTAGGTCTCTTTGGTCTTGTACCAATACTCGGAGACCGTGATCTCCTCTTCCTGGAACCAGCCCCGCATCGACTCATCACAGTCACTGACCGATACCAACTTGGCATCCGGCCACTGAGCTCGGAAAGCCGATCGCGCCCAGCTACTGTCCACGAAGGCATAGCGGGCATCGCGGCGGTCCTTGGCCTTGGCGGCAGGATCAAATACGACGGAGTAAGGGTTGGCGATCTCTTCCTTCTTGATCACCATGTCGAACCCGCCGTCGTCCTCGTAGCCGTAGTTCACGCGCCACACACCGAAGCCCCCGCCGACTGCGAACTGGAACGCGGTATCGCGCGCTCGGTCGGCTTCGCTGGTCTGGTCAATGTTGCGGATCAAGCCTTGACGAATCTCAGCCAGGTCTGCATCGCTGTCCTCGACCGCGCGAACCTTGGCCTGAGGCCGGTTCTGGCGCTGATCGTTGGTGATCTGCTTCATGGCCTGGCGCAGCTTGTTGACCGTGTACATCGGCCGACCCTTACGGGTGGTGGCCATCCAGTCATCCCACTGCGACTCCGGCAGGAAGGCGAACTCCATGTCGCACTCGGCCTTCTGGTACTCCACCCGCCAGTAATCGCGCGCCGTCTGGTGACGGGCCAGCATCTCCTGGTGGAGCTTTTCCTTGTCCACGCCCGAACGCTCAGTCGCGTAGTTCGGATCGTCTGGCGTGTTCTTGTACTCAGCCATTAGGCGAATTCCGATGCGAAGTTGAGGCGGACCGGCTTACCCGGCGTGTGCTTGTCTGAAACGTGGTCCACCGCCATCAGCCCGAAGGCGTCGGCGGCATGGCTGGCCCAATCGTGGTTCGGGCCGAAGCCGATGTTTCTTTGGTCGTCGCGCTTTTCGTGATACCAGCCCAGCGCATCGCGTCCAGGCTCGGTCGCCTTCTCGTTGAACCAGATGGCCGGGAACAACCGGCGGGCGGCCTCGATGCGGTTCATCGCTGCGCCTGCGCCCATATTCGGGATCACCCGCACGTCGAACCCAGCAGCCTTCAGGGCCGACTCGTAGCTAACCTTGAACACCTTGTCGTGGTTGGCGCCGTCATGCGGAAGAACGCACTGGGCGCGCTCATATCCCGAAGACCTCAGCCAGTTCACGTGGACGGCAAGCTCCTGACCGATTGCTTCGTAGTAGTCCAACACCCGCACTACTTGGCCGACGAACTGCACGATCCAGATAGCGCAGGCATCGGCCTTGGCGCCCGTGCCGCCGATATCCCAATAGGCCCGCACAGTCATCAGCGGGTCGATGCTCAGATCACCGATGCGCCCTGCCCGCTTGGCGTCTGCCAGGGCCTTGGCGTAGTACGCACCGCTGATCGCCGTCTTGAATCCGCCTTCCCAGATGTGCTCATAGCTGTCCGGGCGCTTCTCCTCGTCCTCAAGCCGCTTGCGGTTGAGGGAGTCAGGGAAGAACGGGTTGTCGCGCCAGTTGAGCTCAACGATCTTGCTACCGGTCGGAGCCGACTCGCGGAATCGCTTGTGGGTAGCGCTGGCCTTCCGCTCGGGATTCCAAGTCACCCAAATCTCAGAGCCTTCCTCACGCACGGTGGGGATGGCCTTCTCCCAGGCTGTCTCGCTGACGTTCTCGGCCTCATCGACCCAGAGCAGCAGGATGCGGGCCTTGGATTTGATGCTGTCCAGGTTCCGGCGCAGGCCGATGAAGGCGAACTCAACCCTTCGGTCCACAGTCCGGATGTATTCCTCGCCGATATCGAAGTGAGGCGCCAGCCAAGGCTGCGAAAGGATCGCGCCTTTGATCTCGGCCATGGAGGAGTCAGCCAGCGAGTTCATGAACTCTCGGCCGCCTACGACGACGCCAGAACGGCCCTCTTGGGCCCACATATGCGCTCGAACAGCAGCCATCAATGCGAAGCTACGGGTCTTTGCCGACCCACGACCACCGTAAGCTCCGCGGTAGTCAGCCTCCCCCGTGAAAACCGGGATCAGCTTCGGCGGCAGCTCAATCTGGACGGTCGTCATCCGACACATGCCCAGTGGCCGCCACCAACTCAATGCGGGTGGTCGTCTTGATGTCCGCACCGCCCGGCCCACTCAACTCGACGCCCTTACGCTCCTGATAGTCCTCAGGGAAGCGAGCAGCCATCGACCGTGACCAAAGCTGGGCGTTGAACTTGTCGGCGGTGAGCCCGCACTGGGCCTGAGTCTCCCACCAGTCCTGGCTCAACTGCTTGGCTCGCGTAAAGGCATCCAGAAACTCAGGGTGGACCTTGCACCAGTCATGCATCGTTTGGCGCACAACGTCGATGGCACAAGCCATCTGGATGACTGATTTCCCCTGCTTGCCCAGCTCGATCACCAGCTCGCAGTATTCAGGCTTGTAGTCGGTCGGGCGCGCCATATCAGGGAACCGCGGTCAGTTGTTGGGGGCCATTGGTGAAGTTGTCGTTCACCACGTAACGGGCTGGTTGGATACGGATGACGTGCCACACGCAGTAGCGCTCGCCATTGCTCAGTTCCACATCCAAGCGGATGCAGCAGTACCCGTCGTATTGGGCGGCCAGCATGATCGAGGCCTTGCGGCCATCCACGACTGGCGTGGACATGCGGGCGTTGTAGTTGTCCTGGGTGTTCCAGGTCGCTCGGGTGATCGTCACCCCCACCGGCAGAGCACCGTTGAAGTCCGTCAGCAGCTGACGAGTCTCAGGCGCGTAGATGGCCCCGTAATGCACGCGGTCACGGCTGTAGGCTGAGACGATGCACTTGGTCACCCGCCCCATGTCACTCACGATCAGCCCTCACTTGAGCCTGGAGACCGCGGACTTGGGCGTCGCAATGGGCGGCGGCGCGAACAATTCGGCCCGCACTGCCGCTTCGGTCGTCGGCTCCACCATCAGACTGGGCGATACCGGCGCCAAGATCGGACACTCGGGCGGCCTCACAACCTTGCCAACGCTGCTGCAGCTGGAGATTGCCATTGCGCAGCCCAGCGGCCACAGCAGACCCTTTGCGCTCCGCATCTTGCTTCTCCTGTTCGAATTTGGTGGCGACCTGCTCGGCCCGTGCCACCCTCTGGCGCTCAATGGCCGTGATGGCCTTGGCGCTGTCGCGTTCGATCTCAGCCGTCTGCTGGAGCACGACCGCGTTGTCCCGCTCCCTCTTGGCGTTGGCCACCGAGCCACGCTGCCAGATGGCGAGCAGGCTCAGGGCCAGAACGACCACGATCAGGGCGCGGGACAAGATGCTCATAACAGATCAATCCTCTCCATCTTCCGCTGAGCGCGGCCGAGGATGTAGTAAGTAGATGTGGCATCAGCCGTGCCCCATCCGAAAATCTCAATTCCACCACCATCCGTTGGCAGCAGCATCACCGCTTCTCCGTTGTGCGCGTACTCACCCGCCTCAATCGCGTCTGCCACGTAGTGTAAAGTCGCGCTCATGTCAGGCGCTCGGCTTCTTCTGGCTGATGAACTTGGCGACCAGGCCCACACCCGCGAAAACACGGATGAAGGTGGTGATGGCGCCCGGCATGGCCTCGTCGGCGAGCATCCCCAGTGCGGCAGCCCCGGCATACAGGCCGTCCGGGCTGGCGAGCAGCACGCCCCACAGCCAGGTGGTCCAGTGCTTCAGGGTCGCCCGGATCGGCGCAATCCCCTGCGGGGTCAGGCTGACTCGCTGGGGCCGCGTCGGTGGGGTGATGATCGGGGTCGGGCTGCTCATTTGGGTTCGCGCTCCTTCTGGCGCTCAAGCTCTTTGTCGATTTCTTCGGCGAAGCGCGGCGCCAGCATGTAGACCGCCTTGTGGTAGGCCTCGGCCTGCCGTGAGGCGACATCCACGCTGGTAGCGACGTGGGCGATCCAGACAGCGCCAGCGATGACACCGGCCATGGACACGCCAATGGCAATCCCGTTCCAGATGGAACCGGCGCCTTCAATTCGGAGGGTGTTCGAGTTGCTGCTACCGGCGGGCCGGAGCATGACGGCGAGGTCGCTGATGCTGGCCTCCAGCCGGTCAAGCGGGTCCGTAAGACGATCAGTCACCGCCCAGACCCTCGGATCTCGCCCTTGATCTCCGCAACTGCCTTCAGCAGCTCAGTGCAGGTAGCGCTGATCGTCGCCATCGTCTGCTCGATGCGGGTGATCTCGGGCTTCTTCACGAACTCGTCCGAAACCAGGACGCGAAGGTCCGTGATCCGCTTGGACAGGCTCACGATGTAGCCCAGGGCAAAGATCACCAGCGGCATCAGAACGCCGACGGCCACGTTGATGGCTACCTGCCAGTTCATGATTGGAATACCTGCCGTTCGTCTGCCCGGCGGTTGCTCAGGCCACGCATGACCTTGCCGCCAGCCCGGTTCCACCGAGCGAACTCAGCCGCGGCGCCAGCCTTGTCCCCGGCGTTGAATTTCCGCAGCAGCGTGGAATTCGTGAAGGCCTTGACGCCGATGTTGTAGGCCAAGCTGGTCATGGCGCCGAGCTGCGGGTCCGTCGCTGGCTTCTTCAGCACCGAGCGAACGCCCTTCAGGAATCGGTCCACATCCAGCGCCAAGCGGTCATCCGCCTGCGCCTGCGTCCATGTGACGCCCTTCTTGATCCCCGGCCCGGTCGCGCCGTAGCCGATGGTCCAGGGGTCGCCCCCAGTGCCGGGATCGGGATAGGCCGCCAACTTGCAGCCTTCCCACTTCTTGATGAGTGAGACGGCGTAGGCAAGGGCTGACACGGGATTCTCCAATAGGCGCCCGCCCCGCTGCCAGCTAGGCGCGAGAGTTGATCTGGTCGGGGAAACGGGCAAAGAAAAAGCCCCTCGGGAACCCGAGAGGCTTGTATGTCAAAGTGCCTGAAAATGTACGCTAGAGGTGCGCACCTCAGCAATCGGTGCGAGGCAAAAACACTTCAATTCATGCCGCCATGGCAAGCCCACGCATCGAGCCTTTGACCTCGGCGAACGCGATGTCATGCAGGGTCAGGTAGTGCCGCTGGCTGACCGGCTTCTCGCCCACATGCACCAGCAGCAGGTTGGCCGTCTCCCAGCGCTCGACCTTCCGGCGGCCCATCCCGCAGTAATAGGCCCGGAGGATGCAGGCCAACCCGACCTGGTCGCGGCCAATGCTGCTCACGATGTCTTCGACCCGCTGAGCACGCATATCCGTCTCGAGCGGCTTGAAGCCCTGGACCCGCCCAGGCATCTCGCCTTGGTGCTCGATCAAGACCGCCAGCAGGTTCTTCGACTGATGGCCTAGGTAGTCGCAGTCTCGGTGCAGGGCAAACTCCCGCCCCCAGTGCTCGAGCTCGGCGCGTGCGTAGGCGCCAAAGGTGTCAGCCTGCATGAGATACCCCCTGTTGGTTTGTCTTGTACTGCCGGGCGTCCCTGCCGAATGAGTAGCGTTTGGTGCCGTGCTTGCCGACCACCAGAAGCTGATGCCGCCGGGCCATCTGGTCGACATCGCGGGTGATAGCGTTGCGGAGCTGACCGGTGGCACCAAGGCCAGCGCACACGTCGCCCATAAAGTGCCAGCCGGGGTTGTCGGCCAGCCACTGCCTGATCTGTGCGGCGCGGGTCATGCCTGCGGCCCTGCCGTGACCCGCACGACCACCTGGCCACCCTTGCGGCGCTCTTCGTGCGTCATCGGGTGGCTCACGAATACCCGGTCATCGACCCCCAGCACCTGCGCGATCCCGTCCCGGTATGCCTTGAAGCGCCCGAGGAGGTTGTCGTCGTCCGGAACGGTCTTGCCCGGCTGCTGGTAGAAGTCGATCCAGAGGTGGAGCCGCCCCTCTGGAAAACGCGCGCCCTTCCACCCTGCGTTGATCGACAACGCCACAGCCGTCTGACGCGCAGCCGCCACTGCACGCCGCCGGACGCCCCAATGCACCCGGGCGTTGGGGGAGAGGTCCTTGCTGGGCCACGGCAGGATCAGCTCGTTCATGCCGCCACCCTGATCAGCCCCAGCTGCCAGAGCTGCAGCATCGTGCGCTCGTGGGCGCGCTGCCAGATGTCGGCCTTCTCCTCGCGGGTGAAGCGCCGCCCTTGGTCGAGCTCGCGGTGGCAGCTACGGCAGGCGCTGGCGAAGAAGCAGTCATGCGCCTTGAGCGCCCCACCCTTCCCGTGGCGGCTCTGGTTGCTGTGCGCGGGCTCGCCCGGGCCGCCCTCGCAGATGCCGTCGATCTGCAGGGTGCAGTCGAGCTGGTACGCGAGGTCCAGCAGGTTGCGGTCGCGATAATTCATTGGCCACGCTCCCTCTTGATCTCGATGACCACGGCGCCGCGCGGGGGGAAGGCGAACGCAGCGGCGTAGAACGCGAGCGCCATGCCATCAGCAAAAAGCTCAGCCACGCTGCCGGGGCCGACGTTGTTTCCGAAGTAACGAGTCTCCATCCACCACCAAAGGACGCCCAGCGCGGCAATAGGCCAGTTGACTCGCATCACGCAGCCCTCCGCACCGGCCCGAAGTCGGCCATCTCGTCCTGTGCGCGGGCGGACCACTTCACGCCGCGCTCGGCGCCGAAGGCGTGGACGAACTCCAGCAGCTCGCCCATCTTCCGGCGGCTGTACTGGCTGGTCCGGGCGCCGAGCATGACCGTGCCGCCGCCGATGCCCTGGGCCTGCTTCGTCTCCTGCTCGAACGCCGCGGTCAGAACTGCCTTCCAGCTGTCGCTGTCCATCAGGCCGATCTTCCACTCGCCGCCCTTGGTGTGCGGCCACTCGACCTGCCGGGCGATGTCGGCCAGCGTCGCCCACATGCAGGCGTTCGAGTCGAGCGTGCGCTTCGGCTCCCGGACCTCGACATCGAAGTCCTCCCCGTCCAGCACGCGGCGGCGAATCTCGGCCACCGCACCGTCGACAACCAGCGGCAGGCGGGGGTTGTCGCGCCGGGCCGCGAATAGGCGCTTGTCGGTCATGCTGCCCTCTCCCTCTTGATCTCGCTGTCTCGTTCGTCCCAGCCGGCCTGCCACGCCTTGCGCAGCTCGTGACCGTCTGGACCCATTTCGTACATCGGCACCGACTCGCGGCCCTTCGCGGCTTCGCGCATCCACCGGCCGGCTTGGTGCGCGTTGCGCTTTTCGTCACTGCCGGCCATGCCGCAACCTCGCTACTTCCACGATCGATTCGGCAGTGATGTGCGACAGGCGGTAGACCGCCATCACGTCGGCAACAACCGTGCGCGTGGTCAGCTGCAGCATCGCGGGCGGGATTCCGTCTGCCAGGCTCTGGAGCTTCTGGATGTTCATCGCCGGCCTCCGGCCTTGCGGCCAGACCGCAGGCCCCAGCCCAGCTCCGCCGCTGCAGCCTCGGCGCGCTCGGGGTTCGCGGGAATCGGCACCTTCGCCAGCACCAGCTGCTCGCGCGGCGGCATCGCCTCCAGCAGGTCAGCCGGTGTCGGCCACGTCTTGCGCTGCCGGCACAGAACGGCGAACCCGCGCTTGAACCGCGGCGCGTCGAGCTGCGCGTCGTACTGCCGGCCCTCAGTGATTGCCTCCAGCCAGACGGCGGCGGTCAACTGGATGACCTCCGCTGCCGGCGTACGCTCCAGGCCCAAGCACATCAAGCGCTTCAGCCCCTCCGAAATTTCCCGTTTGATCCAGTCCGCCATTTCCGAAATCCTCCAATGCCATCAAGCCCTGCGCCGTTTTCCCGATCTGCTGGACGTTCCCCGGCCCAGCACGAGCACCGCGCGGCGCGTCGGCACGCCTGATCCAGTTCCGCCACGTGCTGTGCCAGTTCGCCTTGCGGCCCTTGGCGCCAGCGACGCCGTGCCAGTAGTCGCGGAACTTCTCCGCCTCTGCGCGCCAGTCGACCTCGGGGCGTTCGGCAACAGCGAAATCGATGTCCTCGACAGACGGCGCCCATCCGTCGGGGAGACGTGAGCCGTTCGGCGAACGCCTCGCTTCTGCTTTTTGCTCTTCTGTTTGGTTACTGGTGTCTGGTGTCTGGAGAGCATTGCCTTCGCTATGCGATTGCACTGCGTCCGCATTGCGTCCGCATTCCGGAGGCTTTGCGTCCCTGCTCCACCGGGCATTCGCACTGGCGCGGGCCTTGTCCTGCTTGGCCTGGTAGCGCTCGATCTCTTCGTCGGCGCGCTTGTTGTGCCAGCCGTCAGCCTCCTGGACGAAGAACTCGGCCAGGACCACTTCGACCGCCTCCACCTCTTCAGGTGACCGTGCGCCAGCCAGGCGCGCGACTTGGCGAACCTCGACCGGGAGCGGCTCTTCCTGCAGGTAGTACCGGCGCAGGAGGCGCGAGTAGATCGCGTCCTCCAACAGCGACAGGTGGGCCGTCGCCGCTGCGTAGTCGCCGATGTGGTGCTCGTAGTAGTTCATGGCTCAGGCCGCGCGCGGGGCGTCGTCAGTGGCGCAGGTGATCGGAAACCAGGTCACGCCGCTACGACCGTTGCTGGCCGAGCACTTGCGGACGATGCCCCGCACGATCAGCCCGTTGCGCTGCAGCTCCGGCAGGCGCCGGGCGAGCATGTAGCGGTCCAGGCCGGTGGCGCGCGCCAGCTCCAGACTGGTGAGGCCCGGGTGCTTTCGTACGGCAGACGCGGCGACGGAGTGCTGCTGGGCCTGCAGTCCAGACGACACGATGTGCGCAGCGGCCTCGTGGCTGCTGCTGGGATCGGCGGTGCGTGCGGGATGGTTCATTGCCAGCTCCTCAGCCCTTGATAGGGCGGGCGTGCAGCGGGATGACGCGATCAGCGCGGGCCTTCTCGGTGCCGGACTTCAGGCTGCCGGGGTTGAAGGCGCGCCACGGATGGCTCTTCTTGGGGGCGCTCACGGCCATTTGACCCCTGCCCGCTCCAGCAGCGCCGGCAGCGTGCCGAGCAGCTTGGTAATCTCCGCGATGGCCTCACCATGGGCCGCTTCGGGGGAGGTCAGGAACTTCTCGATCAGGTAGTGGATGGGGCTGACGTCACCTTGGGTGGTGATGTAGGTCTCCAGCTCATCAATCGTCATGCCGCGGGGCTTCCCGCCACTGTCCTGGCCTGCCAGCTTCTCCGACAGCTTGGACGGAGACAGGTCCATCTGGCCCGCCACCGCGACCACGCCGCGCTGGTGGACCTGCACCAACACATGCTCCCGAAGGCTGCGGGAACGCTGGGAAAGGCCGCCTTGATAGGTGATGCTGAGGTGTCGCATAGGGACTCTCTTGGGTTCTTGGGAATGCCGGGGAGTACGTGTTCCCCACGATTCCCCTTGATGGGCCGGAAAATGGCCGCTCACCGAAACGGAAAGCAGCCAGTTGGAAATTCAGATCAGGGACGAGGCGGCCATGTCAGGCGGCCTTGCGCTTGCGGGGGGCGCTGCCGAAAGCGTCGGGGCGCAGCAGCTCCAGAAACTGGCGGCGGGCCGCCGGGATTCCGTTCACCCGCCACTCGCTGACCGAGGGAGAACGGACCTTGCAGAGGCGGGCGACTGCGGCGGTTCCGCCGAGCCGGTCGATAACTTCGGAGTCGGGGTTCTTGTCCATTGCGCGAGTATAGGCTCGCCTATGGCTTTGTCAATAGGCCCGCCTATTCGCCCATTAGGTAGGCTCCCCTATATGGAAGACTGGGCAAAACGCATCAAAACCTTGCTGGACGAAAAGGGCCTGTCCCAGACAGACCTAGCGCGCGCTTGCGGCCGTTCGCAGCCTTCCCTGTCCCAGTGGTTCAGCGACACCGCGTCGAAGCCCGCGACGAAGATGATCATGGGCGACAACCTGCTCGCCGCTGCGCGCTTCCTTGGCACCACGCCCGAGTACATCCTCACGGGATCAACCTCTCCGGGGGTGTCTCAATCGGCGCGACCGGAGTTCCCCAAGATGAGTTCGGCGGTTCTCCTGCTTCGGCATTACCTGGACTTCGCCGGCCACCCGGCCGACTGGATCAGCGACCCTGACATGCTGGAAATCGCGTACGAAGTGGTCGACGCGTTCGGAACGCCGGTTCAGCCGGAGAACGTGCTTGACCTGACGAAGGCACTAGCAAAGCGCATTAGGGGAGCAAGCGATGGAAGGCATGGAACGATTCGAGGAACTCGCGCGGCGGCTGGCGGCCAGAACTAAACAGCTGAGCCAAGGCGAAGATAGCCGCCCCACTCTCACTCTGGTCACCCTACCTTCGCGTAACTCTCCCGGAATGGACCACGTCCTCCGCGAATCGCATTGCCGGATGATCAAGCACTTCCGGCGTGCCTGGGGGCAGCCGATGCAGCTGCTTATAGACCAAGCCTGCTTTGGATACATGGGAATCGAGCAGCTTCCCGACGACGACCTGATCCAACTGCACAAGGATTTGGAACGCGCGATGGATTGCATGCGCGAGGGCGTTTCATTCGAAGACGCGGGCCTGCTTCGCGCTCGGTACGGTTAAAGCTGAACGAAATATAGGTGCGTTCATAAAAATATAGGCGTTCCTATAGGTCTGCCTATTGACCTTAGTCATAGGCAGGCCTATTGTTCATCCATCGCCCCACGACACCCTCACAACGAGGCGGGGCATGGAGAACGAAGTGAGCCAGCAGTCGCAGCAGCGCTTCACCCAGACCCACGGCGGCGTGCTGACCGTCATCGATTCGACCACCGGCCTCGAGTGGATCGCCAAGCCGCTGGCTGGCGAGTTCGAACACCAGAAGGCCATCGACGCCTGCGCCGCGCTGGACTTTGCCGGCCACAAGGATTGGCGCCTGCCTACCCGCGCCGAGCTGCTCACGCTGGTGGACATCACCCGCCACGAGCCGGCCATCGATACCGCCGCCTTCCCTGACTTCCCGAAGGGTGGCTGGTTCTGGACCTCCGACCTGTGCGCCTGGTCTTCGGCGTCCGCGTGGCTCGTCCTTTTCCACCTCGGGCTCGTCAGCGACCTCCACCGCGACGACTACGGGTTCGCGTTGGCCGTGCGTCGTGCCGGTCAGTAATTGGCCTTTTTGATCAAGGGGAACGAAATGGAAGCCATCTACCTTTTCGCCGCAGTGATTGTCCTCCTGGTGCTGGTCTGCGTGTACCGAGGCTGGAAGCTGTGGTCGCTGATGAAAGGCCAGCCGGACCGTGACGCGGAGTTCTACGCCCAGTACGACCCGGCGCGGCATCTGCGCGACGAGGAGGGCTGAGCCATGGTCGCCGACTACCGTATCGCCCGCAGCGACGAAGCAGCGGACCTGGCCGACGAAGAGCGCGCCGAGTGGATCGCCGAGCGGGCTGCTGAGCTGGAGGTTGAGTACGCGGCCGACGTGAAGAAGGTTGAGGATGCTATGGCCGACTTCTTCCTTGCTGATGAGGGGTCGCTGGTTACGAATCTGAGCACGTTCTTTTCTCAGATCGGGGGAAACCCCGCCACCCTCGCTCACTGGCTTCACGATGTGATCAAGCAGCAGATCGCCCCGATCCTCCGCGAATACGCCGAGGACGCCGCGACCGAAGAGCGGAACCGGATGGAGATCGCCGCCGACGTGGAGAAGTTCGAGCAGAGGAGCGCGGCGTGAGCGCCCCCGTTGATGTGCTGGCGGTGATGGACCAAGCAATTCAGCGCGAGAAAGATGCTGGGCAGCCATACGTAGCCCAAGAAGCTGCGCGCGCAGTGGTGGCGGACCTCCTTAGCGGCAATGCAAAGCAAAATTCTTCCTTGTGGGTCCAGTTCGCCGAAAACGGCAACATGCAATTTTTCACGCGAGACCCTGATCGTGCGGTGGAGGAGGCCTTCTGCTATGCGCGCCCGCTGACTTCCTACTACGAGAAGCCTTTCCCGGTTCAGGACCTGTCTCGCTTCAAGGACCTGATCGGATTCGCGCTCTATCAAGCCATAAATTTTCCAGAGACTGACCCGCGTCGTGACTTCATCCGTCAGGCGAACGATCTGATCCGAATCATTGAATCACCTAAAGGAATAAGTGAATGAGCGGGATTAATGTGAAAGAAGTGCTGGATGACATTTGGCATCGCGGATTGGATGGAACAAATGTTCATGAGTTTGAAAAGGCCCGCGCCGCAGTCGCCGAGCTGATCGCAGAGGTTGAGGGTGCCATCGAGGCTATCTCGGATGGCGACGCGCAGTCTGCGATTCGTGCACTTACAGCGGCCCTCGCCCGCGCCAAAGGAGAACAGCCATGAACGCAGTGATCTACGACATTCGCGAGTTCCAGACGGTCCGCGACAACGTGCGGGCTACGGGGCTGAATCCAGCTCCTCTGTTCCGGCAGTTGATCGCCGCACAGCGCCAGGGTGATCGAGGTCTGGCCGTTGTGGCTGCGGCACAGAAGCTGCGTCGGCAGTTCCGTGATGAACCGCTGGGGGCTGCATGAACAGCGAGAACGGCAACCAACCCGCTTGCCAGACACCGCATGTTTGGGCCGAACGCTGGGAAATGATCGAGAAGATCAAGGATAGCGAGGGCGGTCTGACCAAACGCGAGTTGTTCGCAGCAATGGCGATGCAGGGACTGTGCGCAATAAATGACGGCGAGCTGTCACACAACCGAGCTGCATATGCGGTGGAGCACGCCGATGACCTTCTCGCCGCTCTGGACAAGTCCAAATGAACCCCCGCCGCGAAGCCCTGATCGACCCGTCTCTGTTCTGCGCGTTCGGCCTGACCTTCATGGCGCTCGGCGCAGTGGCTTTCCTCTTGGTGCAAGGAGTTTTCGCGTGAGTACCCACCCGAATGTGATGTTGCAGTGCGTCCTAACCCTTGATGAAGGATCTCGGAAAACCGAGCGCGGCTTACTTGAGGAGTTCGGAGGATCGGGATCGTATGAGGATGAAATCAAGATTGGTGAACGACATTATCAGATCACCGTCATGGAAAGTGATTACGAGGATGGTTATCAGATCAGCGCCGAAGAGGGACAGATTGTTCTACATCGTTATCTAACCTACGGGTACGGAGAAACTATGGACTTCGATGACATCACGGATGAGGTGGCAGAGCTACAGGCCTGGGCGGAATCGGCCAAGGAGAAACATAAGTTCTCCTACAAAGTGCGTATTGGCGCGAACTACTGGTGATGGCTATGACACCCACATCTGAACTAGCCCGCCTCTTTGCCGACATCCCGAGGCCTGAGCCGCTGTCACCCATCGACCCGGTAGACGCCGACGAAGCAGTGAACGGGGTCTGCGCACAAGGAGAAGAACATGAGCAGTAAGCACACGCCGGGGCCATGGGTGGCCTACGAAATCGCACCGGAAGACCCGAGCTGGGGTGCGTGCGAAATATGGCCCGTAGAGAACGATCGAGAGGATGACGAAGGGGCCGTAAAGCCGGTGGCGACGATGGTGATGGGTGTTGAGAACGCCCGTCTGATCGCCGCCGCGCCGGAGCTGCTGGCGGCAGTTCAGTGCTTGATGGGAGAGCTTATGGATTTGCGCGGAATGGAGCAAAGCCATAACTTCCTCAAGGGCGCCAGAGCACTTTCCAAAGCCACGGGAGAGGCCTGATGAATCGTGAAAACGCAAAGGACTACCTCCCGCTGGTGCAGGCGCTGGCTGAGGGGAAGGTGATTCAGTATTTCCCAGATGAATCGGAGGGATGGATCGATTGTGATGAAGTTAATTTCATGATCGACGTTAATAGATTCCGCATCAAGTCTGAGCCGAAGGAGGTTTGGATTAACCGCCATATAGACGGGCGTAATTCGCACGCGGCATACGAATCTAAGGCGGGTGCTGAGGCAGGAATGATGGATGGCTGGTTCTCCGTCCGCTACCGCGAGGTGATCGAGTGATCGCCCTCCGCCACCTAATCCCCACCCTGATGTGCGGCGTTGCGCTTGGAGTGTTCGCCTTCGCAGCCTGGATCAGCTACCGCAGCGAGGCCTACGCGATCACCGTTGCGGCGCTCGGATTCTTCATCGCAGTCGGCTCCGTGACCCGCGACGAGATCACCCACGCCCTGCGCCAGTACCGCTCGCGCAAGGCTATGAAACAGCCGCCCTTTACCACTGAGAAGGGCTGATCTACGGGGTTGTGAGTGAATCCTCCGGGCTTCGAATGTGTGGCACCCGGCACAACCCCACCCCATTCAACACGCCGGGATGATTCCCGGCTAAGGAATCCGAAGTGAACGCAGTTGTCCAATACCAACCAGCGGTAGACACCTACGGCTCGCGCTCCCTGACGGCTGCGGACGTTCGCGCCCAGGTAAACCTGATGCAAGACGTGATGGCCGAGGTGATGCGCGATGGCACCCACTACGGGACCATCCCCGGCACCAAGTCCAAAAGCCTCTACAAGGCTGGCGCTGAAAAGCTGATGGCGACGTTCCGTCTTGCGGCCAAGCCGGAGGTGGAAGACCTGTCGGAGGGTGGCGAGATCGCCTACCGCGTTACGGTCAATCTGCTTTCCGCCAGCGGGGCGTTTATCGGTGCGGGGATCGGCGAGTGCAGCAGCGCTGAGGAAAAGTACAGCTGGCGCGCTTCGGTCCACGCCAAGGAATGGCAGGCCACCCCTGAGAACCGTCGCCGAGTGAAGTTCTTTCGCGATGGGCGTGAGGTGCAGCAGGTCCGAACCAATCCGGCCGACGTGGCGAACACCATCCTGAAGATGGCAAAGAAGCGTGCCCAGGTCGATGCGGTGATCACCGCTACTGCAGCCTCCGACATCTTCACGCAGGACATTGAAGACCTGCCCGACGAGGTTGTGGCTGAGATTGTGGGCCGGACTTCGCCCCAGTCGGCGGTTGCTGCCGCGTCGGTGCAGCAGACCATCCCCAGTGGCCCGGAGCGAGACGCTGCCGATGCCGAGGCGATGGAGGCGGCCAAGAAAGGCGTGCAGCCGTTCCGCGCCCTGTGGGCGAGCTGGCCGAAGGAGAAACGCCAGTCGGTCGCCGACCTGATGCCGAAGTACCAACAGACCGCCGAGGCCGTCGTTTCCGTGGCTGAGGAGGTGCAGGAATGATCGACCAACGCAGTGATGAGTGGTTCGCGGCTCGGGTGGGCAAGATCACCGCCTCGCGGATGCACGACGTAATGACCGAACGGGAGCGCGGGGAGTTCAAGAGTGGCCCACGGAAGGGACAGCGGAAGCCGCAACCGTTGGCGCTGGTCAACTACGCCCATCAGCTTGCCGCCGAACGCTTGACGATGAAGCCGCGCAAGCAGGTAAAGGCGGCAGCGCTGGCATGGGGTCAGACGGTCGAGCCAGCGGCAGTGGCGGCCTACCAAGCCGAAACAGGCCTGATCGTTACCCCAGCCGAGTTCACTGTGCATCCGGACTACGACTTCATTGGCGCGTCGCCCGACTTCCTTGTGGACGATGACGGCGGTGGAGAAATCAAGTCTCCGGAGTCCAGCGAGGTTCACTTGGAAACGCTGCTGACCGGCCTGCCGCCTGAACACATCGAGCAAATCCAAGGCGGCCTGTGGGTGACTGACCGCAAATGGTGGGATTTCGTTTCCTACCACCCCGACTTCCCACCCGAACACCGCATCTATATCCAGCGGGTTGAGCGAGACGACGAATACATCGCCCGACTTGAAGAGGCTTGCCTCCAGATGGAAGCCGACGTTATCGAAATCCTCTCTCAACTGAATCGGAGCGCCGCATGAACAATTTTTCCGCAGTAGGCCGCATTGGCCGCGATGCAGTCACCCGTTTCACCCAGGGCGGCAAGGCCGTCACCGGCTGGGCGCTGGCCGTGGACAAGGGCTTCGGCGACAACAAGCAGACCGTGTGGCTGGACTGTTCCTGGTGGGGCGAGCGCGGCCAGAAGGTGGCCGACTTCATCAAGAAGGGCGACCGGCTGGCAGTGGTTGGCGAAATCGGCACCCGCGAGCACGAGGGCAAGACGTACGTGACCCTCGACATTCGCGACGTGACGCTGCTGGGCGAGAAGAAGGAAGGCACCGCACAGCGCCCCTCCCGTCAGGCTCCGCCGCAGAACTCGCCTGCGCAGGAGTTTGATGACGATTCGATACCTTTCTGAGGACCGGCCATGAGCAACGAAATCGACTGGAACGATGTTGCTGAAGCTGCCCACCGCGAATGGGCTGAGGAAGAGCGCAAGGAAGCGCTCGAGTCGCAACTGGAGGGGATGCAGCGGCAGATCGCGCAACTCCGAAAGGAGTTCAATGAATTTCGGACTCAATCATTTCTGAACTCGAATGCCCTAAGGAGTCTGAGAAATGACTACTGATACCAAGGCTGTGGCGCGCTTCTTCTGGTCTGAAGATGAAATGGACGAGGATCGCAGTGGGGATTACGTCCTCTTCACCGACCACGAGCGGGTGGTGGGGGATTTACAGGCAGCACGTAATCACGACTTCAAGTTGTTTGCACTGGCAGATGAAAACATTGCCAACCTCCGCACCGCCCTCGCTGCGAGTCGCGCCGAGGTTGAGGGGTTGCGATCCGTCGCTATTGAGCTTCGGCAAGAGCTTCGTGACAACGCACTGGATGCCGGTCAAGAGCCATATAACAACCCGTCTGCAAATTTTGTCATCGACGCCGCAATGGAGAAGGGAAATGGCTAGCAAACCTTTTGTGGCGGGATGGTCTTTCATAGTCATAGGCGCATGCGGAAATGGCCCAGAATGGGCAAATATTCTTATGGGGCTTATTGGGTTATTCATCGTATGGATGTGCAGGGAACATGGAGAGGGCGATGAGTGAGAACAAGCTGATCGCCATTTTTATCGTGGCGGTGTTCATTGGTGGAATTGGCAGTCTTGCAGCAGGTGTCTTCGGCGTTCTTTTCGCGGGAATTCTGATCGGCGCAATCGCATACGCACCGGAAAAGGGAGAGGGAAATGGGCGATAACAAGATCAGTGAGGCGGTGTTCGGCGCAGCTCAGACGGCCTTTATCGATGGCCGGGGAAACTTGAATGACAATCTGCGCGCAGCCCTAGAAGCCGCCTTTGCCCACCTCCAGGGCGAGGCGGTGCCGGTGGGGCAGGTGGTCGAGGAGACAGCCTGCGATTCCACTGTATGTAAAGGGGTTCTATTTGCAACCTATATCCTTTCCGACAGTTACAAGCCGGGTGCGCTTCTTTACACCCACCCGCAGCCCGCAGAGCTGGCCGAGCAGCAGGGGGTGGACGGGTATGACAAGCGCGCCGATTTGATCGCGCGACTCTACATGGCCCGTGACATGGAGCGTGCTGGCGCGTGGTCATATCTGTTCGCCGAGGCAGCGGACGCCCTCGCCGCAACTGTCAAGCAGCAGGTTAGCGAGGTGCAGGGGGATGCCGAGATGCGCGCCGAATGGATCGCGGCAGGCGGGAAAATCCACGGCCCGAACGTCGAAACTGTCACGATGCCCGAGGCCGATTACTTCCGGTTCCGCACCGCCCTCGCCGCCCGCCAGCCGGGGGCGCAGGAGCCGGTGCCCTTCTCGGTCGAGAGCAAGGCGTTTGAGGCGCACGCAGCCTCGCGCAAGCTCAACCTGTGTCAGCATCCGCTGCACTACCTGTTCCTTGACCGCGTAACGAATGAAGCTCGACAGGCGTGGAAAGCGGCACTCGCGTTCGCCCCGCCAGCGCAGGGCATCGACCCTGTACACGTCGAGGTCATTGAGTCGCTTCTGCAGGTCGCCTACGCCGCATTCACCTTGGCCGACGACACGGAAGACGATGACGACTCCTTGACGGTGACGCGATCCGATTTCTACGCACTCTCGGCCGCGCTGGACCGACTGGATGAGTTGCCCGACGATCAACCTGGCTACGTGATGGAATGCGCAGCGAAGGCGCGATGGGCGCTTCGTGGCCTGATCGACCAGCGCGATGCAGCGCCGGGGGTGGGCCAATGATCACCCGCCTGTTCAATAACCCGCACGTGCTGTTCCAGAAGACGAACGACGAAGGTTTCACCGAGGTGGCGATCGCTGCCTCGGTGGACAGCGGCGACATGATCGTCCTGGAGCAGGAGGGACGCCACATCGTCATCGCTCCGGCCAGCGTTCCGGAGCTGTGCCGCCTGCTAAAGCAGCTGCAGAAGGAGCTGGGCAATGGCTGATATCGAACAGCAGGCCGCGCCGAACCCGTATTCGGATGGCCCGATCTGGAATGCGTTCGGCCTTGGTCGCGCCGCCTACCTGGTGGTGCCACGCCGAACGCTGCAGTCCATGCCGCTCGACTGGCAGCGGAAGTTCGTCGCACTGATGGATCAGGCTCACGCGGCACTGCCGGCCGAGGCCTTCCCCGAGTACAGCGTCCAGCGCAAGGAGGCCGGCCGGTTTGTAGCCGACCCACTGCGCGAGTACCGCCATACCGGCCCGATTGAGCCGAAGCCGCCGACCACCCTCACCACCGTCAAGCCGCCGCGTAACCGGCGCACCAGGCTGCGGGAGGACCGGTGAACTACTACAACGAGTTCGAACCCTACGCCGCGCAGTGGCTGCGCAACCTCATTGATGCCGGCCTGATCCCCGCCGGCGACGTGGATACCAGGAGCATCATCGATGTTGAGCCCCAAGACCTTGTCGGCTACCGACAGTGCCATTTCTTCGCCGGCATCGGCGGGTGGTCCCTCGCAGCTCGACTTGCTGGGTGGCCCGACGACCGTGAACTTTGGACCGGCTCCGCGCCGTGCCAGCCGTTCTCCGTCGCGGGTAAAGGAAAAGCCCAGGCTGACGATCGGCACCTGTGGCCCCACCTTTTCCGGCTCGCCCGTGCCCGACGGCCCGCTGTCCTCATGGGAGAGCAGGTTGCGGCGGCGGTTGGCAAGGACTGGATCGACGGAGTGTTCGCTGATCTGGAAGGAATCGGCTACGCCTGCGGGGCGTCCGTTGTCCCGGCTTGTGCCGTCGACGCGCCCCACCAGCGTGATCGCCTTTGGTTTGTGGCCCACGATGACAAGCAACTCGCCCGCCAAGAACGGAAACAACGAGGCCGGGAACAGTGCGGGCCAGGTGGCAATCCGGAAAATCATGCTCGGCTTGTGGTCGACTCTCCGGGCTTCGGATGGGGAGAAGGGTGGTCCAAATCAGAGCTTCGGAGCAGGGGGCTGTCCGCTTCCGTCGCAAGTGTTTCAGGTCGGCAGTTCATCGAATGCACCGACGGAAAATGGCGCCGGCTCCCTGCACCCCGAGTTCGGTGGCTGGGAACTCGGGTTCCCGCCCGCGTGGGACGCCTGCGCGCCTATGGAAATGCCATCCAACCGCAAGCCGCGGCGGAAGTGATCGGCGCCTATATGGACTGCTACCCGGAGGCGGCCCATGGCTGATCACATCACCCAGGCCAAGCACACAGCGCGCGTGCTGATCGGCGAGGCCCGCGCACGCCGGCTGGTGGGCCACGGCTTCTGGTGCATGTTCCGCATGGCCCAGTCCGCCCGCCGCCGCGCCGCCTCCCTTCCCCGGCCGGCGCCGCCGGCACTTCCCATCCAACCGGAGCTGTTCGCATGAAGATCGGCACTCCCGTCTGACTCGTTGGAACGGATGGATTCATGCCCCCCGTAGGAGCCTGCGGGACGATCGTTGAACCCATCGATGAGACGGGGGACTACGGCGTCGAGTTCGATACCTACCCATGCCCCCACCCACCGGGAACCCACTGGTACGCGCACAAGACCTAGCTCGTGCCGCTTCTTCCCCTCCCTGACCACGCCCCTGCTGCGGCGGCCGATAAGACAGAAGTTCTGGAGATATCCCCATGACCCAGCGACACATCAGCCACCCCGAGCCGCTGCCGGCCTGCGCCGCCGGAAACGAAGAAGGAGGCTGCCATGGGAGCGGCTGAGAAACTGATGACCCTGGCGCAGGCGTCTAAAAAGCGCGCCCGCCGCAAGAATTAGGAGCTAATTTTGATGGCTAATGGTTGGTCCGATGAACGTAGATCAAAACAATCACAGCTGCTGAAAATTACTCGGCCGTGGGAAAAGTCCACCGGTCCACGCACTGAGGCGGGTAAGGCAGCATCGAGCAGGAATCCATACAAAGGGGCTGTCCGGGAAAAACTTCGCGAGGTCCAGCGCCTCACCAGAGAACTCAGCCAGAAGATCAAGGAGCGCATATGAAGAACAAAATTGACGACCTACGAAATCATCTTTTTGCAGCTCTCGAGGGACTATCTGACGAAGAAAACCCAATGCAGATAGAGCGCGCCCAAGCAATAGCGACGGTTGCCCAGACAATCATCAATTCAGCCACGGCTGAAACGGAATTTCTTAAAGTCACAAACCGGGAGCCATCTACCTGTTTCATTCCTCAGGAATCATCCGTCCCGCTTAACGTTCGACTAGTAAGCTCATCAGGAGAAAGAAAGTGAAGAAGGTGGATGCAGAAACATTCTTCACAGAGCTCGAGAGATGGGACCGGGAGCTCCAAATGAACGCAAACCTGATTCTTCCATGCCCATTCTGTGGCGGCGAGGCGCACGCTTTCCGAAATGCAGAGCATGAATACTACGTTGGATGCAGCGATCGTATCGAGGGCTGCCACGTTGAGTCCAGCACATGGGCGGTAGCGGAACTTCAGATGGCTATAGACATGTGGAACCAGCGCCCGGATAACGACCGAATCGCAAACCTGGAAGCGCAGCGGGATGGCCTGTTCAACGAGAACAAAGCCCTTTACCGACAGCTAGTCGCTCTTCAAAAACAGCTTGACGGAAAGCGACCCAAGAAGGAGGCGGCTAATGACCGACATTGAGATGCTTGAGCTGAAGTGGCACATCCCCGAATCGCTCACTCCGCTACTCTGCTACTGGTCGCCATCCGAAGATGACCCTTTTGAGAACTGGGCTGTCTGTGTGCAAGACCGGGGCCGCTGGTACGGCTATCAACCGCACTGGGAGGCCGGTCGAGGCTATGAGGTAGACCCGCCGGACTACTTCAGCAGAAGTCTCCGGTGCAAAGCAACGGCCATTGCTGAATCCGATTTTGAGACAGACAGGAGCCTTAGTAGCAGGAGGCTTCCGCAAGCTCCACCGCTGACTCCAACCATCCCCCTTAAGGTAGACGGTTGCCAGCGAATACTACTCAAAGAAGCCGTCAGTAACGGATGGCTGCCAATTTCCACCGCACCAAAGGATGGAAGCGAGGTTGACCTTTGGCACCCGAAATTTGGACGAGTCACTGGATCGCATTGGGATTCTGACTTGGAAATATGGGCGCACCTACAAGATGGTGCAGCCCCAACCCACTGGATGAACGTACCGGAGAATCCTGATGTCGGCAGCTGAGAACATCCCCTTTGAACTTCGCGCCCTGAACGCAGACATGGTTGGGGAGCTGCTGGGGTTGGCCGGGCGTACCGTGCTTGAAACCGTCGCCTGCAGGCCAGATTTTCCCGTCCGGATTTCCATGCGCCCCGCCACGTGGGTTGCTGGCGAGGTGCTGGCTTGGCGAGACGCTAACCGATCCGGTCGGCGAGTTCGTCGGCGTCGGCCTGATAGTAGATGAGCAGGCTCCGCAGATCACGGTGTCCGATAACCCTCGCCAGCTCCATCACATCCAGCTTCTTCGACAGCCGCCAGATAGCCTCTGCGCGGCTGTCGTGGTAATGGAGGTCAACGATTTCGGCACGCGCCCGGGCCTTTCGGAACAGGGCGTCACGAGTGGCGCTCTCCACGTCGAACACCGTATCGGCGTCCTTGGGGAGTAGTGCCAGGATTTCACGGGCACGTTTGGTCAGCGGAACCTTTCGCAGGTCGCCATTTTTGGTCTTGGGGAGTGTTACAGATTTGGGGGATATGTCACCCCATGTGAGGCCGAGGATTTCCCCGGCGCGCATCGCTGTTTCGATGGCGAACAGGAAGGACAGCGCCACCCTGTGAGAGATGTTCGTTGGCTCGCCGCCGTCATAGCCAAGGGCCATTGTCACGCGGTCGATCTCATCCTGAGAGATTCGGCGCTTACGACTGGGAGGCTGGCGCGGACGGTCCACGTCCTTGATCGGGTCGGCGTGCAGCCATCCCCAATCCTTTCGGCACGCCTTAAACACGGACTGCAGGAGATTCATTTCACGGCGGACTGATGCCCCGGACACCTGCCTGAGGCGGCGCTCTCGCCACTCCGCTATGTGGATTGGGCGCAGGGTGGGAAGCCGAACCTTCGCGATGGGGTCTCGCTCAATCAGCCCAAGGCGCAACTTCTCCCACCGCTCCCCCTTGTGCTTGGGGGCCACCTCATCGGCATACCGCCTGATTGCATCCAGCACGGTGTTGTCGGGTACTCTGGCCCCGGTAAGGTCAGCCTCGCGCATCAGCGCCCACTGGATGGCCTGGGCCTTAGTCGGCAGCGTATTGGACTCGCGCTTGCCGTCCTTGTGGATTTCGGCACGCCATGCGGTGCCACGTCGTTGGATAGATGCCAT